TGGCGTGAAGGATGCGATCAATGCGTTTGTGGTGGGCTGCAAGGCTGACGGCATCTGGAACGCTATCAAGGCGAGTTGCATCATGGCCGGCGCCCGTACGCTGGCCGGCGCGTTGGTGCCGCTGGTGGGGACTGCGCCGACTAATTTTAATTTCGTAGCGGGGGATTACAATAGGAAAACGGGGTTAATCGGAAACGCAACAACAAAATACCTCAACAGTAACCGACTCAACAACGCGGATCCACAAGACAGTAAGCATCTGGCTGTTTACCGCACGGCACACACCGGAGCGTCTGACACCCGATATATGAGCACACCATCAGTAGGTGCCGATGGTTATTCGCTGTTGGGTCAGCAGACAGAGACTTCGATCGCATACTTTGGAGCTAATAGGGTAAGCGGTTTTACTCCACTTGGCTCAACATCAGCAACTCCGGCGGGCCTGTATGGAGTGAGCCGCAGTTCGGCAGCCACTGAAACCTACCGTGTCAACGGCGCAAGCACGGCGGCTGCTGTGGACTCTAGGACACCCACCAACGACAGCATCTTTGTATTCGGCACTTTAGGATGGCTGACTCCTGCCCGCCTAGCTTTCTACTCCATCGGCGAATCCCTAGACCTCGCCCTACTCGACGTCCGCATCACCGATCTAATCAACGCCTTCGCGGCGGCAATTTACGACCCCGACGCGCAGGCGTACATCACTGCCGTGGAGGCTGCTGATGCTCAGACGCTGGAAGTTGGCGTGAAGGATGCGATCAATGCGTTTGTGGTGGGCTGCAAGGCTGACGGCATCTGGAACGCTATCAAGGCGAGTTGCATCATGGCCGGCGCCCGTACGCTGGCCGGCGCGTTGGTGCCGCTGGTGGGGACTGCGCCGACTAATTTTAATTTCGTAGCGGGGGATTACAATAGGAAGACGGGGTTAATTGGGGATGGCAACACGAAGTACCTGAACAGTAATAGGAACAGGCAGGACGATCCACAAGACAGTCAACACATCGCCGCTTGGGTGACAGCGGCCCCCAATAATGCGAGCATCAACTTTATTTTCGGTGCGGGGAGTGGAGCGGGTGGGGTAGGTGCAACACACTTGGCTGCCAACAGTTCCGTTTGGGTCATTCGGCACTCTTGCAACACTCCGTCTTCACCTGTAGGCACAGACAACATTTGGAGCGTTCCGAACTTAGTTGGCATAAATAGAGCTTCTTCAAGCTCCTTTACGTATCGCAGAAATGGTGGGACTACTACTTACCCCAGAAATTCGGACGGCAGGATAAATGCAGACCTCTTTTTATACTCTACATCCCCCGCCACGATTGGCAGTGAGTTGACAGACGCCCGACTCTCCTTCTACTCCATCGGCGAATCCCTAGACCTCACCCTGCTGGATGCCCGCGTCAGCACGCTAATCAACACGTTCGGAGCTGTTATCCCATGACCTGTGATGTCGCAATGATCGCCGCGATGATGGCCCCGGCCAGCGTTGCCGTCGCAGTGCTGCTGGAGCCCACCCCATGCCCTACCTGATCCGTTTTACCGCTGCCGTCGCACTGGTGGCCGGCCTGCTGGGCGTCCATAGGCTGAGAGAGACGGCAGGCTATCTATGACTCTCGGTGCGTCAGCAGGATTTAATCTCGCCAGCCTGGGCACGCTGACCGCTCCCGGTGTCACGGCGGCTCAGCAATCGACTGGTGTCAACACGTCATTCCAGGTGACGGTAACCGGCATCGGCACCAATGTGGTGATGCGATACGAGGGAAGCCTCGACGGTGTTGGATACTTCAACCTGGCTACAGGAAGCGCAGATTTTACGATCACCGCAAACGGAGTGTACGGCTACGCTTTATTCGCTCCAGTCCAATTTGTGCGCGCCAGGCTGGTAAGTGCAAGCGGCGGCACTCCATCGGTTGCCGTCGTTGCGGGGACGATCTGATGGAAGCGCTCAACCTCACAGCGATATTCGGCGGAGCTGCTACGGCGGGCTTGGCGCCGGCCACGGGTTTCGGCACGATCACCTACGCCAGCACGGTCGATCTGGACCTGGCGGTGCGCGATGGGCAGGTGGCGACGATCACGCTTACCGGCTCACTGGAGCTGACGACATCGAACCTGGCGAACGGTCGCAGCACGGGCCTCCGGTTGATCGCCGGCGCCAGCTCGCGCGCGCTGACCTTCCCCATGGATTGGGTGTTCGTCTCGGCCAAGCCCGCCTCAATCCCGGCGAACAAGGTCGCCCGGCTCACTATCGAGTGCCACGGCACCACCAACGCTGACGTTGTGGCGGCCATCGCAATCCAGCCATGAGCGATCTCGTCCGACTGAACCCGCTCCGGTGGCACTACTCGCTCGGGCAGCTCAGGGTGGATGAACCCACCCGGTCATTCTCCCCGGCGCCCAGTGACGCCGAGCTGGCCCATTTCGGCTGCTACCGGGTGCTGCCCCAGGCGCAGCCGGAATACGACCCGGCAGCGGAGAAGGTGGAGGAGGTGGAGCCCGCCGAGGACGGCGGCCAGTGGCTGCAGCAGTGGGAGGTGGTGGAGCTGACGCCCGAGGAGCAGGAGGCGTACTACAGGGCCACGCATCCGCCGCGCTGGATCGAGTTCTGGGCAGCGCTGCCGTCTGATGTTGACGCCCTGCTGGCTGCTGCCCGTGCCGCATCACCACGGCTGGAGCTGGGCTTGGGCGTGGGGCTGGGCAAGGCGGCGGATGGCGATTCGCGAGTGTTCCTGGCGGCCTGGCAGTCGGCTAAGGCTCTGGGGTTGGTGGCGCCTGAGATGGTGCAGGGGATTCAGATGCTGGCCACGGCGCATGACCTGCCGACTGAGTTTGTGGAGGGGTTGGCATGATGAATCTTGGGCTGATGGATCCGGGGTTTTTGGGGAGCCTGACCAGTTACGACTCTGACGCCGCTGTCTATATCTCCGCCGTGGAAGTCGCAGACGGACAGGCGCTAGAGACTGGCGTGAAGGATGCGATCAATGCGTTTGTGGTGGGCTGCAAGGCTGACGGCATCTGGAACGCTATCAAGGCGAGTTGCATCATGGCCGGCGCCCGTACGCTGGCCGGTGCGTTGGTGCCGTTGGTGGGGGCTGCGCCGACGAATTTCAATTTTGTGTCTGAAGACTACAACCGCAAGACGGGGTTGGTGGGGAATGGAAGTACGAAGTATTTGAATAGCAACAGGGCCGACAACGCTGACCCGCAAGACAACTACCACTTGTCGTTTTATGCCACCAGTTTTGCGGCATCCACGGCATACTTGATGGGTGCCGGGCAGTTTAGTTCAGGCGCGAACAATTTAGGATATGAGACTCCTGGTAGCTCTACGTTTTTTAGAAGCCGAAACAACAACACCAGCAATGTTATCGGGACTCCTGCATCCGGCCTTACGGGGGCCAGTCGCAGCAGTTCTTCGACATTTATCGGCCGCACCGGCGGCACAAGCACCACTTACTCGCGGGTCTCGCAGACTCCTACGGGCCTAAATGTTGGCGTGTTTGGTTCGGATACTGCTGCGAGCGCTAGGTCAGCATCCCGCCTCGCCTTCTACAGCATAGGCGAATCCCTAGACCTCGCCCTACTTGACGCCCGCGTGACCGGCCTAATCAACACATTCGGAGCTGTTATCCCATGACCCGTAATGTCGCAATGATCGCCGCGATGATGCCCCCGGCCAGCGTTGCCGTTGCGGTGCTGCTGGAGCCCACCCCATGCCCTACCTGATCCGCTTCACCGCCGCCGTTGCACTGGTGGCCGGCCTGCTGGTCTGGCTGTTGAGTGCCGCGCCCCTACCAGTGGCGCTGGGCGTCGGGGTCGTCTGCGCTTGGCTGGTGTTCGATCTGGTGCAGCCTTTTTAGCCTGAGGCCATGGCAAGTATCCGCGAACAGATCCTCGAACGGATTAAGACCGTCACCCTTCCTGGCACGGTGCAGGTGGGGCAGCGGATCTACCGCAGCCGTGCGCAGGCGTACTCCAAGTCCGAGGCGCCAGCGATCACGATCAGCCCTGGTGAAGATAATCCGGTCAACGCACCACGCACCATCGGCGCCAGCCTGGGGCGCCTGGATCAGGCGCTGCCGGTGCTGGTCGAGATCTACGTGCGCGGCGACGTGCCCGACCAGCTGGCGGATCCTATCGGCGTGGACGTGCACAGCAGAATGATGGCCGACCGCACGATGGGCGGCCTAGCCCATGACGTGCAGCCCGATGGGTTCCGGCCTGAGTATGAGCAGGCGGACGGCTCCGCCGGGTGGATGCAGCACCGGTTCCTGATTCGTTACCGGACCCGAGACGATGCGATCGATCAGTTGCCCTGACTCCGTAGCCTGAGGTTAGGACGCTCAGCCCCCATCCATGGCGGAACAATTCGAGCACCACGGCGAGTCTGGTGAGTACGTGATGCTCCCCAGCGGCCAGATGGTGTCTGCTGCTGACTACCAGCCGCCCAAGCCGCCTGAGCCCACCAAGCCCGCCCAACCCAGCAAGGCCAAGGACTGATGACTGCTCTCCTGATCCGTAATTCGTTCTTGCTGGCCAAGACGGAAACCGCTTACGGCACCCTGGCCAGCGCGATCGGCGCCACTGATGCAGTGAAGATCACCTCGCTGGAGGTGAACCCGCTGACCGGCACACGGGTCGAGCGCAACCTGATCAAGGGCTTCCTCGGCGCCGACCGCCAGCCGCTCACCAATGAGCACGTCGCCGTCACGGTGACATTCGAGTGGGGCGGCTCCGGCG